CATACCAGGAGTATGCAAGACAAGAAATTAAAAACTTACCTAAACCAATTGAGCAAATGAAAGAAAAACCAAGCGATCAAGAATTAAAAAAGCAAGCAATTGATACGGCTAACGAGTATGCAAATCAGATTAGATACTGCGAAAAGAACGAAAAGAAATTTACGTTTATAGCTGGAGGTCTTTCAATTCTATTTGATTACCTGGAACAATTTAAGATTCCGACCATATCAAAAGAAGAAAGAATAGAACTTTGGAATAAATATTCTAACATTCAGGATATTGAAGAAAGGAAGTTGCATTGCAAAACTCAAGGTTATATTAAATTTATAAATTCTTTAGTTACATTTGATTGTCATATCAATAATAATGGAATTATTAAACCAAATGAGATATGAAAAATTCAAAAAAAAGACTTTATGAATTATATGAACAATTTTACTATCCATTATTAGACGAAAATATTTTAAGAAAAAATGATTATGATATTGTTTATCTTGTTCATAATAAAATAACTAATCTTTATAAAATTGGCATTACTAAAAATTGGAATGAAAGAATTAGAACTATTGAATGTGCAACTGGATGTGAAATAGATTTGGTAATTTTATTAGAATTAGAATGTAATTTTGATGAAAAAGCAATAATAATTGAAAAATTTATTCATAATTATTACAGAGATTTAAGGCAAAGAGGAGAATGGTTTAAATTATCTAATTTTAATATCAGAGAAATTAAATATTTTTTTCACCAAAATGGCGCTGAAGTTTTTGACTCCATGATACAACAATATTTAGATTTAAACTTAAACAAAGTATGAAAAGAAAATTAATTTATGTAACTGCGCTGGCATTAATTTGCTATGCTTATTATTATGCGTTGAAAAATAATCAGACAATACAAAAAAATAATGAGCCGAATTGGGTGTTCGGAATTTCCGAATCTGAGGATATCTACACTGACACAATTGATTTAAGGTTATACACAAGTCACGGAAGATTAAAATATAATAGCAATGAGCAATAAGAAAATTAAACTAATGCACTACCAACTCGATGGCGAGATTTGTGTCGTAGATTACAATGATCTTAAAGTTTCCTATTATGGAAGCAAAGGAAATCACTACAATTTACTTGGAGCGGTAAGTGACAGAATAGAAGCATTCTTAATGCGTAGAAACTGGAATAAGATTTCGGCAGATACATTCTCAAAATTAAAGATTGAGATTGATAAGGTCATGGCATGAGAAACGAACATGAGCATAAACTCCAGGTAGCAATTTGCAAATGGTTAGAGTGGACACAAGACTTTTACTATTATGCGATACCAAACGGAGGCGCAAGGCATAGACTGGTTGCAATTAAATTAAAAATGGAAGGCGCAAAGTCTGGAGTTGCTGATATGTTTTGGATGGTTTCAAATAAGAAATGGAAAGGATTGTTTGTCGAGGTTAAGATTGATAAAGGAACTCAGCAACCAAATCAAAAAGCATTTGAGCAGATAGCCATTAATCATGGGTATTATTATGCGATAGTAAGGTCGATTGAAGACTGCGAGAGTTTGATCAGGAGATTTAGATTGGATGAGATTTGAAGGATAATCATTTAAATGCAATCAAATGGATTACAATGAGATTACAACGACCTACCATTCAAGTAGTTATCGACTGCGCTACCTATCACGATTTAAATTATAGTCTTAAAATAAACCTAAATCGAATCAAAATGGAAAGCGGTGCTTCATATCCAGCTTACCGACAAACAAAAAAAATCAAGGATTATTTGGAATTGCACAAACTTTAATGTAAACTTTGCACATGGAAAAGATTAATTATCAGGGAGTTATCAAAGAAGAGGTCAATCATCCTGAGCATTATCAGGGTAATGGCATTGAGGTCATTGACATAATTGATGCTTTCGACCTTAATTTTAATCTTGGAAATTCGATTAAGTACATATTAAGAGCGGACAAAAAAGGATTTAAAAAGAAAGATTTAGATAAAGCGGTTTGGTATTTAAATCGGGAACTTGAAAAGTGGAAAGGTTAATTTGGGAAGCCATTGCGGTTGGAATAATCGAAGTGGCTTTTATCGTTTATTTTATTTTTGAGATAATCGCAAAATCTAAAGAATGACCAGGTCGCAAATCATTGAGGAACTTTACAATTCAAAGGAGATTAAACAAGCCTTAATGAAAATGCACCCATCAAATTTAAGGGAAGAACTCAAGCAAGAAATGTTTGTAAATCTTTGCTCGATAACCGAAGACAAATTTTGGTCGATTTATAATAACAACGGAAGTAACGGATTAAAATACTGGTTGGTCAGATGTATGCTAAATATGATTTATTCAACGGGCATGAATCAGCCATTCTTTAGGCACTTCAGAGCAAAGTATGAATGTCTTGATGGCATAGAGGAATTGGTTCAAGTAGAGGATTACTCTAAGGACTACAAAGAAGGTCTTTACAATAAGGTTGAGAAGGCAAGGAAAGGATTAAGCTGGTATGAAGATATGTTGCTCGACACTTATGTCGAATTGAATTTTAATCAAACAGAGATTTCGAGAAAGACTGGCATTCCTTATATGTCAATTGTTAAAACGATTTCAAACATTAAAAAGAAAATAAGAGATGAAGCCTGACGAGAAAGCTAAAAGTTTATTAATCAATGCCCTTTATTTTTGTGGCAATAAAGCATTTGCTTTCGAATTAGCTTTGTACTTTTGTTCATTAATTCTTGAGCAGAAATTAAAGGCGGATGACCGTGCCTACTGGAGTGTTGTCCAAGATGAAATTTACCAAACAAACAAATGATAACTATAATCGCAGCCGTTTCTTTTGCAGTCTTTTTTACGATGACTAATTTATATCAGTCATTCGGACTAAACTTTAAGCCGTTTAGTAGTACTCCTTGTTTAAGTACATGGAGCGCTATAGTTTTGATTGTCGTTCCTATGCAGTTTCAAGAATGGATTGCAATCGTATTTAGTTCGGGTATATTAGGAGCGGTAATTTTTAGATTAATAAACAAACTATGAGTCCAAAATCAAAAGCAATAGAACTGGTTGAAAAATTTGCAGATGTATTACCATCAGTTTTTTATAATTCAGATGAATCTAAAAATTATCCACGAGCCAAACAATGTGCAATAATTGCTATTAATGAAATTTTGCAAATTAATTGGTATCATTCTCAGCCTGAATGTTTTGATGATTTAGCTAATGAATATAAGGAAAAATCTTTTTATTGGAATGAAGTTAAAGAACAAATAGAAAAACTATGAACGAGCAAGAGATAGCATTTATAGAAGCCAACATAATAAACTTTGAGGCGGTTGCTTTAGGGTTTACTAAAAATATTGACCGAGAAATACTTGAAGAATATGCGAGTCTTTACCGTAAATATGTAAACAAAGATTTTAACTTCAATTCATGGTGTGGCAGTTGTGTCTTTGATATGCTCAAAAGATTGTCAGCACATTACGAAGGAATAAAGTACATTGCAAAACTCAACCAACCAAAACCAAACGATGTCCAAACTAAGAATCTGCGCAGTCGGAAGTAGACATTCAGGAGTCACTTACCATCGCCTTGCGTTACCATTGTCAGTGATGAAAAAGGAGTATTGTATTATCACGGATACAATGACTGAAGAGATGCTGATTGAGAAGGCGATAAACGTGGTCGTAGTCAATCGATTTTGCGAGTTGATACCATTGCCCGATTTATTAAAATGGAAGGCTAAGTTAGGCTTTAAATTGGTTGTCGATATTGATGATTATTGGGAGTTATTTTCTCAGCATTTATCTGCGCCAACATATAGGTCATTAGGAGTGACTCAAGTAATTAAGAATTATATCAAAGTGGCTGATGTCGTTACGACAACTCACAACCGTTTACGGCTTGAGATAATTAAGATAAATCCTAATTGCTATATTTTGCCTAATGCTTTGCCGTTTGACAAAGACCAATTTACTGCGGTAAGAAATGTAAACGAATTTGTTACCATTGCGCACACGGGAAGCATCACTCATTTCCCTGATATGAGGCAATTAAAGAATCCGATTAGAGAATTAGCCAAGTCTAAATCGTTTAAGGAATCAACACGAATGCTTCTTTGTGGTTGGAATAAAGCAAACGAATTTCATTGGAAGCAGATGGGCGATTGGTTTACTGCTGGAGAAAGATTAAACCACAAGATACTTGAATCAATGCCCGTAGATTTGTATATGAATTTCTACTTGGAGGCTGACATATTACTTGCGCCATTACTTGATAATAAATTTAACCGATTAAAATCTAATTTAAAGGCACTTGAGGCTGGCGCTAAACGTATTCCCTTGATGGCAATTAAACGAGCGCCTTACGATGACATTCCAACGGTGTGCTTTGTTGACAATTGGGAACGAGATATTAAACGAATGGTATTCTCAAAGCAAATGAGAACGGATTTCGGGGAATCGAATGCTGAATATGTCAGAGAAAATTATGATTTATTTAAAATTAATGAGGATCGTTTAGCTATTTATAGTAAACTAATAGAATAATGCCAGTAATAAAATGTTCAAATGATAAATGGCGCATCGGAGAAAGCGCTTGTATTTATGAAACGGAAGAAAAAGCAACTGAAGTTTGGAAGGCTATATTGGCAAGCGGAGAATACCGAGCGGATATTAATAAGGTTTCTTTTGATTTCGATGACACGCTCTCTACGGCAAGAGGTCAAGAGATTGCGAAAAGGAATATCTTGCAAGGCAAACAAGTTTATATTATAACTAGAAGACAAGAATCTGCATCTGCTGAAGTATATCGAATGGCAGATAAGTTAGGTATTTTAAGGTCTAAGGTTTATTTTACTAATGGTGCTTATAAATGGATGACAATTAAACGATTAGGAATTGGAACTCATTATGATAATAATGATTTAGAAATTAATTTAATTAAGATTAATACCGATACTAAAGCAATTAAATTTTAGATATGAATAACTTTTATCATAGTGGCGCAACTGGAGATGTGATTTATTCTTTGCCTACAATTCAAGCATTAGGCGGAGGCACATTGCATTTAGTTCTACCTAATAATTTATATAATACAATTTTGCCATTACTTAAGGCGCAAGATTATATTCTTGAAGTAAGAAAAGGGAGAGAATTTATTCCTCCAATTTATGATTTAGATTTATTCCGTAAAAATAGAGATTTGCATTTAACTCATTTAGTCGATTTGCATTTACAAACGTTCCAAATTAAAGGAGATATTTGGAAGCAAGGATGGTTAAAAGTTAAGCCGATAAAATCCAATAATAGTTTTATTAATATTACTCCAAGATATAAATCTTTAACTACGGATTGGATTAAAGAAATTAATTTTTTAAAAGACAATTCAGATAATGTTTATTTCATTGGTTTAGAATCTGAATATGAGCCGTATAAACATTTGATTGAGAGATACGAAATAAAGGATTATTTAGAATTGGCACAATTACAATTAGGTGCAAAATATGTTAGTGGCAATCAATCAAGTTTTATGGCAGTTGCTCAAGGACTTGGTAGAGATTATAGAATGAGCCAAGCTGAAGGGCATACA